TTTTTCAAAAGGCGAATGTTATTGTCAAAATAAGAAATCATTTTATGATATATATTATACAAAGATAATATTCTTTATATCCTTTTTCAAAGAACTTTCTTTATATCCTTTTTCAAAGAAGTTTCTTTATATTCCTCTCTGGAAGTTTCTTTATTCCTAAATCAATTTTATGGAAAATGAAACATACTGTAGGTTGAAAATCACCTAAAAAATTCAAATTTCTTTTTTCGTATCTTTTACTAAATCTTCAAGTTTAATTCCTTGCGTTTCCAATTTTTGAACTAAATGAAACAGTTTCTTTCTTTCTTCATATATCTTTTTGGCGTGTGTGCTTGTTCGCTCAATAACCACCTCGCGGTGTGCTTCATAATACTCTTTTGATTTCTGTTTAAGCTCTTCCTTATGACGCTGGTAATACGCTCTCTGTGCTGCATACTTCTTGTCCAATTGCTTTACTTCTGGTTCATTCATTGTATTCTATATATATAATAATAGATTTTCTTTATATGATTTTCTTTATATGGTTTCTTTATACAAATTTCCTAAATTCTTCAAATGCTCCAAATGCTCCATTTTTATTTCCTTAAATGCAACTTTACTATTCTCCAAGATTGTTATAGATGATAGTAGTGGGTGCTATGAACTTCAATGTATCTGTAGGGCATCCTATATGAAAGTTGTAATTAAGGAAAAAAAAATGGAGCATTTGGAGCATTGCAACCTACAGTATGTTTCTATTTTCATATATTCAATATATAACAAAATCCCTATATGCCGCCCCCAAGCCTTATATGTAAGGTTATATATATATATTATATATAATCCTTACTTATAAGGTTTGGGTCGGGGATATAAAAAATAAGGGGGAAATATACATTTAGAAAATCAAATGCCACGAATGCCAAATTTTGCCCCAGTTTTTATAAAGTCCTCCTATACCCCCTTTTATAGACCCTTTTTGTTTTTCGGGGCAAAATTTGGCATTCTTGGCATTTACTCCTTTTTTCATCTGTTTTTAATATTTCAATTGTTTTCACTTATTTTTTACGAAATGCCAACAATGCCATTTTTTGCCCCAGTTTTTATAAAGTCCTCTTATACCTCCTTTCATAGACCCTTTTTGTTTTTCGTGGCAATATTTGGCATTCTTGGCATTTACTCCTTTTTTCAATATTTCAATTGTTTTTACTTATTTTTTACAAAATGCCAACAATGCCATTTTTTGCCCCAGTTTTTATAAAGTCCTCTTATACCTCGTTTCATAGACCCTTTTTGTTTTTCGTGGCAATATTTGGCATTCTTGGCATTTACTCCTTTTTTCATTTGTTTTTGATATATTTCAATATTCTTTCTATTATTCCTATATTCTTTCATATATTCCTTCATTTATCTACAATTCAATAAAAATAATGTTTAGGATAATATATAATATGAAATTCCAAAAAGGAAGTGCTGAAGCGAAAGAACATATGGCGAAAATAAGAAGTATGCGAAAAGGTGGTAAAAGAAAAAGCGGTGGAAGTCTGTCTCAAGGTTCAAGCGATGAACCAGTAGAAGAACACAGAGAAGTTGAATTGTATTTGAATCCTGGTCATTTAAGAAAACTGAAAGGTGATAAGACGTTCCAATTGTCTCATCAACAACTGCAAGGAACGGACGGCAACAAGGTATATGTGCATTTACATCACAAACACCATAAAAAACTACTCACGAATGTAAGTGAAGGACGTGGCTTTAGATTTACACCAGAGATTGTTCGCGGGTCTGGTTTTTGGGATGGTGTCAAAAAAGGCTGGAATAAAGTGAAAGAAGTGGGGGCTAAGGCTGGGGAATTTGTTAAAAATGTGATTCCACCTGAATTAATGAAGGCTGGTCTCACTGCTGCGGCAACGGCGGCGGGGACTGCTGTGGGTAATCCAGAATTAGGTCTTTTGGCTGCTCCTGTAATAAACAAAGGGGTTGATTATGGGTATGCAACTAAAAAGAAATCTTTGAAAGAACACGCAAAAGAGTTGAAAAATTTGTATAAAGATGAAATAGAAGAAGGACGGAAATACGCAAAAAAGCATCATAAGGACTTGTATGAAAAAGTTGAAAAATACAGTCCATATGCAGAAACAATGTATAACAATTACCAAAGACATTATAACCAACCCGCTGCTCCACCACCTATTTCAAGCGATTATCAAGGTTACACGGGTGGTCGTGGAATATTAGAAGATGGTGTAAAAGCCGTAAGGAGAACCTTGGGTGTTGGCTTAAAGAAACGGGGACGAAGAAAAGGAAAAGGATTTTTTGATGATATTAAAAAGACATTTACCAAGGACTTACCTTCATCCGCTATACACGTGGGAATACCCGCAGTTGGGACTGCATTGGGTGGTCTGGCGGGTGCTGCGGCTGCTGGTGGTATTGGCGGTATAGCTGGTTCAGTGGCTGGGAATGCTGCCGGGACTATGATAGCAGATAGGGTGGGGAAAGAAACGGGTTATGGCTTTCTACATACCAAAAATAACAGAATTGCAAATCCAGACTCACGGGTATTGGGTGGAGTGCCAACGGCCGTATATAGAAAAAGCACCGTGGAATTAATGACTAAGCACGGTATTGGTCACAGAAATAGAAAGAATAATTTAAAAATCGGCGGTAGTTTTCTTGAAATGGGCGGTCATTAAAAATTCACGGAATATTTAACTAAAATAAAATCTTTAGATAATATATAAAATGCAAAGTGAATTGAGTAAAGTATCGCAGAAGCTTTTTGAGTTGTCTTGTCAATTGACAAATAATGTTAATTACATTGCCAAAACACCAAATGAAATTGCTGAAAAAGACAAAGAAATAAAAAAATTGCATAATAAAATAAGAAAAATTGTGTATAAAATTAACGGTTTAATTTAATAATTTTTATCTTTAGTAAATATATATGGTTTTCGAAACTGAACTAAAAGAAGGAACAATAAAACTCGTTGATTTGACCAATCAACTGAATAATATTGTTTTGAATCAAAAATCAACTGCTGATGAAGTCATTGAAAAAGTGAAAGAAATTAAGAAATGGTTTGACCGTGTGAAGACCATCGCAAGTCTGCGTAAAGAAGTAGTTTAAAATTATTACTTAATAAACAATAATTTTAAAAGCATTCTTAAACGATGAGAAACGGCAAAAAAGGCACAATCACACTCAAATTATGTGTCATACAAAATTTTGTAATCAAATAGCATAAGAAATTATGACGGATATTATAAATAAGTCCAATTAAATACGCACTATGTCCAGCACGGTTTATTAACATATTTACAAACGAGAAGTCTGTGTATGCTTTAAATTTTGGTTTAAATTGTATTGCGATTATATTTGAAGCCCTATCTAAAGAAATTTTTTTATAATCCAATTTTTTAAAAAAAACGAGAATTTCTTAAAGAAATTCACAGATTTGATTTTTTTATTGTTATGTAAAAAATCAATCTCTACTTTCATTTTTTCTTTTTCATCATCTGTTAAAGTAAAAATAGCATCCATCACTTCGACAACAAGTTCCATCTTGTCCAACTTAAAGACGCTGTTGTCTGGTATGATGTTTTCCACGCAATTACAAACCAACAATATTAATTCTGGATTACATCGTAGTGTGTCCAAATTAGGTATGGCTTTGATATGTTGCACAACACACTCGAGAGTGTTATGAAACATATAATGTTTTTTAAGGTTGTGCTTTAATTTAGGGAATGGTTGTTTATTGTCCATTATATAGTTCTTTTGAGAAAAGAACTTACAGAAAAAAGGGGTTTAAGGGGGGCTAAAGCCCCCTGCTACGACAGAAAAATTTTCAGTTTAATAGGAATTGATTTATTGTTATTTATATTTTCACGAAAGAACGATTTTAATACCGTTTCATTGTCCTTTGTTGCATCGCCAAAGCCATTGACAAATGTGTTGAATGTTCCAAATAGGTTGCTGTTGCTGTTGCGGGTCAAAAACACAAGGAACGCCAAACAATACAGTCCGCAACTTGAACTTTCTAAATCTTGAGTGATATGGTTGTTAAATGATAATTTTATACCTTTTCGTTTCTTTACAAATTTCTCAATTTCTGTTGGTGGTAATGCACCAAATGGGTCGAAATAGCACCCTTTATCATTCTTTATATACAACCCAGTCCAGTGAGTTCCATCTCCTTGGGTTGATGATTGCATATTCACAATATACCCGCCGTTCTTTGGTCTTTTTTTGGCTAATTCGTCTTTCATACAAATATCAATAATCGGCATTTTAAAATATTTACAATACTCTAATAAGTCAAAATTTGATGTCATACAATATATATATAATCATACAATATGAATTTTACCAGAAAAGAAGGCGAAGAATTAAAAAACAAAATATTAAATTTGGAATTGGAATTTAATAATTTAGAACGTAAATTTTTGGTTGAACACAATAGAATCATTGATAACGAAGAACAATCGATAAATCGAGATAACATATTGATTGCTTTAAAAAAAGAAAATATTAAACATAATGAAAATATCAAAACACTTGATGAAAGAATTAATATATTAAAAAGTAGAATATAAAGAAAATGGTGGAAGGTGATTAGGTCTCTATCATATGTTATAAGAGTAAGGTAGAGAGTAAAACACCATCCACCATTTCCAGTAATAACACAAAAAAAGGAAGAATTACAAAGATAAATGAAAAAGCATTCGCATACCTTCCGCATTGCCTATTTTGTCATCTTCCATTGCCACTAAAATGTATTTCTTTAATTCTTTCTTTATTTCCGGGTTGCTGTTTCCACTTTCATACTCACCCTTCAAAATCTCAAATTTTCTTTCAAAATCATCATCATCTTGGTCTTGCAAATCTAAAGTCATTTTCATATTCTTGACAAATTTTTTAACAATTCGTTTTTCGTTTGGTTTCAATTTCTCAAATTCATTTTTATTGAATTTTTCACTAATAATATCGGCTATGATTTTCTTTGTTTTTTCAGTAATCTTTTGATTTTTCAAGTTTCGCACAAACGTGTCATTATTAGTGTATTTGACACATAGGATATTGTCTTTCAACTTGTTTAAATCAACGTATTTGTTATTTATGAATGCTCTGTTTGTCCGTTTTTCTTTTTCTTGCGGAATATAGCCGTGGCCGATGATTTTCTTTGGCTTTCTTCTTAACCCTCTGCCCTTTATTTGGTTAGTTGGGTCATTAAGATTGTGTGTGTCCAATGCCTTATCAAAAAGGGCTTTTATGTTTGATTTATCTGCTTGTTTTATATCATTATCATATTGTGCTAATACCCCTAATTTATCAAATAAAATTCTCAAAAAATCTTTTCTAATGTTCATATTAATCCCCTTTCTTTGTTGTGCAAATTCAGTTCCCGGAACAAGTAGCAAAATATCCGTTGCTGACATACCATCTAAAACATTATTTTCATTTTTAATAGTATCCTTTATTTGCGTTTTTACACCTGCAAACACTGGCTCATATTTAGTTTTCAAAAATTTCTTTATATCTTTCAACTTATTTATATGTGCATCATCGGTTGGGTTGTTAATTTGTAATTCATTCATTATTATTTGTTCTTCATTTTGGTCTATTTGTGCATTTGACGTTTTGATTATTTGCATATAATCCTCAATGTCTTTTTTATAAATATTTTCTTTATTAACAAGACTTTGGCGTGGATTTGGATTTGGTGAAGCAATTGCAACTGATTTTGCACTATTTACTAATAATTCCAATTTTTGTTTCACATCTCGCAACTCTTGCATATTGGTTGGGTCGCCAGTATTAACTCTACTAAGGACTTCTTCAATTTCTTGGTAATCATTAGGTTCGACATCTTCAAATTTTGTGTTTGTTGTATCAAAATATTCATCTAAAAAGTCGTTGATTTCATCTTTTAAAATTTCTTCTTCACTTTGTTTTGGTGCTGGTGACAATAATGGTTGGGCTGAAGGAACTGTTGGTTGTGGTGTAGCTGTTGTTGGTGCAACTGTTGGCGGAACGACTGCATTAAATTGCGATGTTGGCATTGCTGCAGTTCCTTGTGTTATTGCTAATAATCGGTTTTTAATTTTTTCAACTGCTTGTAAATTTTTAGAAGCAATCAAATTATATCTTATCGCAATTTTTTCACTTGGTGGTAATACATCAATCAATTGTCTAACTTCATCTTTTGCTTGTTCCAATTGATTTTTTTTATTTACTTTCTTTTGAAAATTGGCTCTTCTTAAATTTAATATTTGTTTTAACATTTGTTCTTGTTGTTCTTGTTCGTTTATTCTTCCTTCAATTGCGTCGTTTTGTTCTTTTTGTTGTCTTTCTATTTCACGCATATACTCCTCTGATTGTTGTTTTTTGTTTTCTTCTTCTTCCACTCTTATTTCTGTAGTTTTATTCGTGTTTAAAGCTGTAGCATAATCAATGTTGTTAAAAAAATCTTCTCCATCTTGGTTCAAAATTCTGGTAATTGTTTCCTTATCAACACCACTGTCTCCGTATTCTTCTTTTAATTTTTTGTGAATCTTCGGCCATTGAAATATGACGTATTTCATACCATCTTTTGACAGATGTTCTAAAATGAACTCTGCGTGTTTTGCCATTGCAATTTTCTCTAAATTACGTTTTGCAATTCCAATGGCCTTTGGGTCATCAAATGGTTTTGCCGTATCAATTTCTTGTTCTGCAACAATGACATTTTCTAATGGAACGGGTGGGGTTGTTATAAGAAGATTTGGGTATGTTTTTAACTGTTTGTCTCGCCATATAGGTTTGCTCTCTGCTTCATCACGTTTCAAATTACGAATTCTTACTTTTCTTTGAAACTCATCGTCCAATAGATATTTTCTTGTGATATCTATGTCCATACCTTGTTTTGACAATAACAACATATTTATAATAACTGTGGAGATTTTATTTTTACTGCTAAAAACAAAGAAATATTAATAATATTAAGAAATATAGCAAAAATAGGGGAAAAAATGGAATAAGTCAAGCTAGTCAAATTTTGCCCCGAAAAACACAAAGTGGTCTATAGAAGGCCTTATAGGGGGACTTTGTAAAAACAAGGGCAAAATTTGACTAGCTTGACTTTTCGCAAAAAATCAAAGAAAATCAAAGAAAATATCAATTAATTTATTTTATACTATATATATAAGAATATGCGAACACTTGTTCTAAACTCTTCTAATTATGTAGCAAATTCAGGTGGGCAGTTTATATATAAATTACCCCAATCAATGAAATTTGACTCAGGCTCACAGGTTGGCATATCATCTCTTGCCGTATATAATAGTTCATTTAACATTACTTCTGCACGTGGTAATAATACCGTGACTGTTACATTTCCTTTTGCAACACCGCTCACCTATACTTGGACAATCCCAGATGGATACTATTCCATTGCGGATATCAATTATTTTCTACAATACCAAATGTTGAATAACAACCTATATGTTACTTCAGGCAATGCAACAGTGTATTTCTTAGAGATTGTTCAAAATGCAGTAAGATACTCTGCACAGGTTAATAGCTATTACATTCCAACGTCTGCCAATGCGACAAATTTAGGGTATTCAAAGCCATCAGGTGCAACTTGGTCATATCCAGCAAGTAATACAACCCCACAAATTACATTTTCGACTGCATTTGGTGCATTAATAGGATTTAGTGCAGGAACATTTCCATCTGCCACACAAGCAACCAACTATTCAGTCACTTCATCTGTCACTCCGACAATCTCCCCAGTAAATTCCTATAACATCACGTGTAATTTAATTAACTCAATACTTACAATTCCAAACAACTTTCTGTTTTCATTGCCAATCAACGGTTCAATAGGAAGTCTCATATCATACAATGCCAGTTCTATTGTTTGGAATAACATATCGCCAAATATTTATAACCAAATTGTGATTACTTTCTGGTCTCAATTATTTGAAAGCAGTCCATTAAACGACCCCGATGTCGTTATAGTTTTAGCAATAAGAGATGCAGGAGAACACTGATTTTTTTTCGTATGCTATTATATAAAAAATGAAACATATCTCACTCTCTAAAGGATACATTTCAACAAAAAACGGAATCGTAGGAAAAGGTTTATTACTCAATAGCATTGTCAAAGAACCAATTAAAAAAGAAGAAGGTAAAGGTCTTATCTCAAACAGGATGATAGGAATCACAACAGGAACTTCCACACTTCCACAACCCGTTCATATAGGAGAAGAAAGAACAGGGCAAGGTATTAAAGAAGACATTTTGAACGGTTTAAACAAAATTTCTTTCGGCAAAAACGTGAAAAAGAACAACCGAGAGAACATAAGATTTGTGTTTTAGGCAGGGAAACCTACGGTTTCCCCCTCGACCCCCTTCCCTTAATAGCAGCGTTTCATTAATAATAATCATTTGGCTTATTATTAATTTTTTTACAAGGGAAGGGGTTTAAGGGGAAACCGTAGGTTTCCCTTATTAAATAATAAGAGAACCAGTTGATGTTGAAATCGTGAATTCACGTTCGAAAAAGACAAAATAATAATAATCGACGGTGGCAACACTCGTATTGGTGAAATTGACTTGGAGAGAACGGCCGATATTATCGTTGGCTTCACTCGAGTGTCTTGATAAATCCACGAACCACATTTTATAACCCGAGTTCCAAGCATTCTCGTCAATCAAACCAGAGTTCAATCCTAAAGTAGAACCACCATTGATGGAGTTGCATTTCCTAAATTCGTTTATAAATGATTCAAAATTATACACATAATTTTGGGCGTAAATTGGAGTCCCCGAAACCAAAACGTTGAACCCACCAATACTTGCGTGAGGGCAACTTGTAGCGGGGGATGTAGAAAAAGGTGACAAGGATGGTGCAGTTTTTGCTCCCGCACCACTGCTTAAATTGGCTGTTCCCGAAAGCATAGGGACAATCAACAACCCACGCAAACGACTGATAGAGTTAGATATGAGTTGAGTTATGGTTGTTCCAGCAGCAACATTTAGCGTTTGATTACAATATAAATCGTTGTATTTGATGAGTTTAGTTGGAAGAGAAGAGAAATAACTTTCTTCCGCTAATGGAGACATTTCGTATGTACAAGCATAAAACCGTGAAACAGACAAAGGATGAGTATAAGTTCCAGTTCCGTATGATTTGGCAATACCTAAATTTTGCACTACACCAGTAACATCATTACCACCAGCTCCACTATGAATTCCTTGCCCCGCCCCAATTGGTGACATCATACAAGGAAAGGTTAAATATTGAGAATTTGTTATAAATGATGTGTATGCACCAGCAGAAGCGACAGCGGTGGATTGACAATTTGCATTCAAATTTAGAGTGAGACGCATAAACATCCCTCGAACGAGCGGCATTTTTGAAAATAGGTCGTGCAAAAATTTAAGTGGAAGATGTGCAGTAATATAATTAACGATTGTGCAGGTGGTTGTTCCATTTGTGCGAGTGCAATAATTTCTTAAGGTTTGTTGGCATACAGTTGAAGAAGTAAATTGAGTTGAAAAGTTTGCCAAAGCATCAGGATTGAAAGATGTGGTTTTCATTCTTTCAAGCCGTGCATCATTTGATGCACCAACACCCCAAGTGCCAGAAGCCGCAAAACTTGTTTTTGCAATTTGATTGTTATATTCACCAATACCGTTGAAATTCGTTGCAGTGTATCCAATCGAATCCGCATTGTCGGGTTTGCCCGAACCAAGTGAGGGCAAATAAGCAGCCACATCATCTTGCGATGCCGTGGTTAGCATTTTAAAATTGATTGGTATATTACTGTTTGCGGTAAGATTGATAACACTGTTATTTGATATTTGACAATCTATGGAATTTATAAGTTGCCAGAAGCCGTTTTTTAAACTGGCAGCCCACTCATTACCCGCGTAATTTGTTAATGCAGCTGCCGTCGTGATTGTCGTAACCATCACTAAAGGTATCTCGATAAATGATTGTTGCAAATCAACAGGTCTTCCAGAATTGGCAATTGCTGCCAAATCATACACGATTTGGTTTTGCAAATATGAACCATTATTTACATCAGGAATCCACAAAAATTGTTTATTTTGAAAAAGATAGTCATTTGTCTCTTCTTCTAAAGAATGGTTGTAAGAGAATGTGTCCGCCATTGTTTTTTATAATATATAATTATATAATATAAAAAAATAATAATACTAAAACCTTCTAAAACTTACTGAAAATGTTTTTTCCTAAAATACTCTGTTTTTAATACTTTTTGAAATAAGTCGGCACGAATTTTGCATCACGCAACGACAATGATTTTTTCTTTACAAAATTTCTTTTAATAACCCTTATCTCGTCTTGTGTTTCAGGAATATCATTATTGCCACTTATATCAACTACATTGCTACTAATATCATCTTCTTTGACTTCTTCTTGGACTGCTTCATTAACTTCTTTATCAACTTCTTCTTTGACTTCTTCTTTGACTTCTTCTTCAACATATTCCTTAATGTCTTCATTGTCTTCCTTTTCTTCTTGTTCCACTTCATCTTTTGTTTCTTCTTGTTCTACTTCATCTTTGACTAAATTGCAATATTGTTTGTTATATTCGTCTTCCGTCAAATTCAAAGCTTCCCATATTGATGTAGTTGGTAATATCTCTTTACAATGAAAATCACTTGCAGCGAAATCCACGCGGTGTTGGGGTGGTAATATACCAAAACGGTTCATTTGATTGGATGCAAATCGGTTGTAAAGGTGTGCCATTATTATATATATTATCTAATATAAAAAAAATTGGTGTGTTTTTGTATATTCCTAAATAGATAATCATTAAATATCATCATTTTTTAGATAAATATAGATAAATATCTTATAATAAACATTAATAGTTCATAATTATCTATAAACTCATCATATTTTACAGTTATTTTATGCATTGGGGACAATTAGAACGTTATAAATGATATGAATGCATAATCTACTCATAAAATGTATCAGTTTAATAGATTATAATAGATAAATGTATAAATATTAACGATTTATGTATAAAATTAATCTATTTTTTAACTAATAAATGATTACAGTTTATGATTATCTATAAATTCAACAATAAGAAATGGTAAAAACAACTCTTACTAAATATGGTATTCTCTTTGTTTTCTAAAAGCCAATCATAAAAATCCTCACTCTCACATTCTAGTATCGGTAAGATTTCATCTTCAGTTTTAATACCTAATGTGAGAATATCTGCTGCAAATTTTTTTTTACCATAAAATATTTTATAACTTATTTTTTTAAATCTTTCAATCGAATATTTCCAATATATATTTTTTTTCATATTACAACAATAATCGATTTTTTCATCACATTCAAAACAAAAGATATAATTATCATCATCATCACTTCTTTTCTTTTCGGTTGTAGTAGTTTTGGTTTTTTTCGGCATTCTTTGAGATATTATAATATATAATGAGATATTCTTTATATCTCATTATATTATTTTTATCTAAATCAATTTTATGAAAAATCAATTTTACATTTATCTATATATTCACCTTATTTTTATGTCTTTCTGTTTCAATATGTTTTTTTAATGAACATTTACAAACCCATATACCACAACACTCACATAACACCTTTTCTTTCCTTTTTTCTAAGATTTGTTCTTTGTTTTCTTCATAATAATTTTTACTATTTTCTCTTTGTTTTTCTAATATTTTTTTCTTATATTCTTTATTATATATTTTTTCCTGTTCTTTGCGTTCTTCTTTGGTTACAGTCGGGTTTCTCATATTTAAAGCAGCCTTTAAATTTTCCAACCAATACCTTTCTCGTGCAAGTGCTTCTAATTTTGACTTACAATTATATTCTTCAATTAAAATCATATTCCAATTATTCCATCCCCCATTTCTTCGTATGTATTCATATATTTTCAAACCATAATTTTTGTCATTTATATTATTACAACTGAATTTATGCTGACATTTTCGGTTTGTAAAATTCGTTGTGCTTCCAATATAGCAGTCTGTTATACTTATATCCTTAGAAACAATCTTGTATATTAAAATCTTTGAATAATCAATGTCGTGTTTCGGCATTATTTTGAAATATTATAATATATTTTGGTATTCATTTATATTATTTTATCTAAATCAATTTTATATAAAATAATAATCTAATTTTGAAACGGTAATGACAACGGAACTATAGAAGGATGATATAAATCATTCAATTTTTGCATTAATTGTGATTGTAATACCGTCATATCATACTTACTTTCCAGCCACGCAACTACTGTTGTTTTTGTCAATTCATTATATGGTATGAAACTATTCGCATCAGGACTGCCTAAATCATCGAGACTGCCGTAAATGTCTGTGTTATACTCAACACCACTCACGTCACTGAAATTAATTGAATATCTCCAATGAACCGTGCGAACTACATCGCTAAGAGAGTCTAAAGATGGAGATGCATCCAATTGAACAATCGACCAATTAAATAATGGGTTGCCAGATATATCAAAAGTCATTATATATATACATAAGGAATAAAATTCATTAGGACGTCTTTATATGGTTATCATTTATTAATTTATCAATATTATTTTTTACTGCTTGTAATAATTTCATTTGTAATTCTTTAACATCATATTTGGTCTCCAACCATTTGGCATAATTTTCTTGTGAATAATTGCGTCCAATAACATAATGTGCAAATTCATCATTAGGGTCAAAATAAACACTTCCAAATATCTCCACATTGTTTATTCGAACACCAGATGTCTCTAGCATACGATTACCTACTAAATACATACCATAGCTCCATTTTAACTCTTTTTTCGTATTGATATGATATTCAGGGAAGACTGTCCAAAAATAAACAGGCGTTGCAGAGATGTCTAAACATACATTATCTAAACTCATTTATATATTATCTATAAAGAAATAAATTTATTGAATTCTCTTTAAATACTTCCATTTTTTATATTTATGGGTTTATTATTGGAAATAGTCCTTGGTGAATGGCTTACTATTTTTATTCTTATAACATATAGTGCAACCCATTCACCAAGGACTATTTTCCTATAATAAAAAAAACAGTGGATTACTTTTTAATATACTCCATTTGTGTTGATACATTATGTCCCATCTCATTACTGATTTTTTCCATTTCTGTTATAGCGGGTATATTTTTGAATTTCTCACTTAAGTAGATGTGTCGCAACATATCTGTTGATATATTTTTATCAAATATTGAGTTAAGTATTTTGGTAATTTGTGGAGAACTCAATTTATTTTTATTACTGCTAAATAGAAGGTAATCAGTAGGGTTGTATTTTATCCATTTTTTAATAATCTTATCCAACTCTGGAAATTCGGTTTTTAAATCAACCGTCTGCGTTCCATACTTCTTTGCAGTCTTATACACATTGAAATACATTTTACCGGCTTTATAATAGTTATCAGTTGATGCATCATAATTCTTTATTTTTAGTTCTGTGTAGTCCATTGAACGGCGTGGTGCAATACCAATGCCACCAAGTAATGCTAAAACCAAAAAACTCATCACTACTTTATAATCAATTTGTTTCAAAGAAAACATCTTTAAAACTTCTTCTTTCAGTTCATCATATTTTTGTTTTATTTCATCTGCAGAAATCCAGTTGTCTTCTTGTTTTTGTGTCTTTTTTTGCTTTTTATATTCATCATTGACATCTTTGCAGTCGTTCAACATTTGTTTCTGGTATTCTTCTTTTTTCGTTAAAACATACAAAGCTGACAATATTGTTTTTCTGCTGACTTTCTCTTTGTCTTTCAAGAACTCTAAAATTTCTTTGTCTTTCTTTGAAAACCATTCAATATCAGTATCATCTGTATTTTCGTTTAGTTTTTTATGAATATTATACAATAAGGACACATAGGTTTTGATTGATGAACTGGTTATATTTGGACGGTTATGTTTTATCTCTTCGCTAATTTTTTCTCGTAAAGATGACATTTATATTATATATTTAGATATAAAATATATAATAATCACCGATATATTAACCATCATCTTCATTTTCTAATTGATAAAAATCATTGAAATTCTTGCTAAATTTTTTATTCATATCTGGATTATTCACGTCAATTTTTAGAAAATTAAATTTTTCTTTAGTGGCATCCTTATATATTGCTCGTAACATTTCTTTATCAATACCTAACGAGTAGTTTCTCATAATAATATCCAAATCATTCATACTCCCTAATTTCAAAAGTAAAATGTGACTGAACTGCAGTCTTATCATTTTAGGAATGCGATGGTAATCTTGACTCAAATAACACATACTTATCCCTTGACCGATTTTCCGACAACGAATTGCATATTGTTTTACTATCTCGTGGCTTTTATCACCATCCGCCACCATATCATCAAATATTAATAATTGTTGAGTCTTTTTCTCTAATTTCTCGGGCAAAGGAAGTTCGCTTAATTTCTTATAAAAAGTTATATTCTTGTCCCCGATTTTCTTTTCCAAAAATTCATATAGTGGCTCACTCATCTTATGGACAACAATAATATGATTAAAGGTGTCCGGCATTTTATGGATAATATTAAGAAGAACGGATGTTTTTCCAGTCCCTGACCCGCCTACAATACACGCACGAAATGGATGTGACATTTGGACATCTTCAAAGTGCGGATTATTGTATTGGGGTATAAGTTTCTGTATTTCTTTGTTTTGATAAAAATTATATATTTCATTATTAGCTTTTTTCATCATTTTTTATAATATATTTAGATTTTATTTTTATTCAATTCCTACCAATAAGCCTGTATAGAACATAATATCGGGTCGGTGACTGTTCCGCTTTTACTGTTGCATACGATTTTAAAATATGTTGTGTCCATAAAATAACATCCATAATATAAGGGGGTGTTATTATCATTCACACTCACTGGACTACCGAGACACGAAACGTGGTAAAACTGTGTTGGTGATGCATTTGCAAAAGTCAATGTGAAAATTCCTTGTGAGTTTCTAACAAGTCCAGATGATGTTGCGAGATTAAAACTTCTATTTACGGTTAAAACTCCAGCAACATATTGAAAAGAAACAAAAAACCTAACCATAGGTGTATAAATACTATTCATATATACACCAGTTGCAACGTTCAAATTTCCATTTACGTCAAGATGGTATAGCGGATTACTTTGATTTATGCCGATATAATTGTTTGAATGTAATCTTGCACCTTCTACACTGTTAATCTTAAAACTGATAAATTTTGATGCGGCGGCGTTAATCGTCGAAGTTCCAACTGCATTCTGTGTCACCACCGCATTTGCAACATTTGCACCCATATATTTATTTTGTAGGGAAAAACCTCCTGTCGTGCCACCCACCAACATATTATCATAGATATAACAATTTGATGCACAAACAACATTTCCTATTGCTGATAACGTTCCAAGTGTTGAAATATTACCTGTAACTGCTGCATTATTTGTGACTGAAATATTCCCGCTTGTGCTAATATTGCCAACTGCGTTGATTGTTCCATTAACATCTAATGTGTAATTTGTTGATGCAATATTATAATATCCAATACCGCAATTTCCACCGTATGGTGAAATGCAAACTGGATATTTTGCTGTGTTGTCAGTATTGAACGCCTCTATTGCAGCAAATTTATAATTATTAACTGTGTCGTTAATAGAATAAAATGAACCATTGACCCCTGATTGGTTTTGTGTTGTTATTGACCCGCCGCTGAATATACTACCTGCTGAACCAATACCCCCACTTGTGATGATTGAACCAGTTGTTTTTGATGTTGATTGAGTGGCTGAATCACATAAAATATTTCCATTCACAGAAAAATTATATCCACTTGCATCTAAACGCATACCTCCTCCATTCCACGAAATTATTGACAAACCTTGATTTCTATTTCCGTTTCCATACATAATCATTGAGTCATTTGCATTTACCAAACCACTGAAACCACCACTGCAATAACCGCTAAGTGCAAGTCGGTTATTCGTATTATTTCCCCAGATTACTATTGGAGTGTCTCCGCCGTTTTTATGATATGCATTGAAGTAATAACCAGAAATATCACCACTACTCAAAATATCCCCTGATTGAATTGTTCCATTCACCGATAACGGATATTGTGGATTGGAGTTATTTACACCAAAATAACCATTGCTGTGCAATCTTGCATATTCTGTATTGTTGATTTTAAAAGCGATGGCTTTACCTGCTGGTGCATTTACAGTGGATGCACCTACTGCTGTTTGTGTTATTATTGCATTTGTCACACTCTTTGCCAATGCATTGTTTTGCATTGAAAAACCACCAGTCGTTCCACCTGCCAACATATTGTCATATATAAAAGAATTTGAAATAATAGTATTACCATTATAATACAAATTATTATTACCATCAATATTAAAATAACTCGTGCCAGTTGCACCTGTTGCACCTGTCGTTCCTGTCGTCCCTGTTACTCCTGTGCATCCTGTTGTTCCTGTTACTCCTGTGCATCCTGTTGTTCCCGTTGTTCCAGTTACTCCTGTGCATCCAGTTGTTCCAGTTACTCCTGTGCATCCTGTTGTTCCTGTTACTCCTGTGCATCCTGTTGTTCCCGTTACTCCTGTGCATCCAGTTGTTCCAGTTACTCCTGTGCAACCAGTTGTTCCAGTTACTCCGGTGCAACCAGTTGTTCCTGTCGATGCACTTTTCAAAACACCTTTAATATACAAATTTCCATTTAAACTTAAATCGTTCTCTATATTCAAATTACCAAACTCCATAATTGTCCCAGTTGCTCCTGCGTTGCTGTATGATGTGAAACGATTATCAACATATAAATTGCCCAGTATATGTGTCGTTTTCCAATAATTTGCAGATAAATCCATTTATTATATATATAGATAAATTTATATAATAAATTACGTTGTCCAAATTTGATTCATATACTCTGAAATATTCATAAAATTACTTGATGAATAACCTGCATTTATATTCGTTTGTCCATTCAATGAGATGTAAGGGGCTGAAATTACAACGGAAGAAGCGTTCAACGTTATTTTTCCTTGTTGATAATTAATTATTATATTAGTATTACCGTCTCCTATTACCGTGTTTGTTGTCCCGGTATAAACGTCACTGTAATAGGTTGATTTTAGATTTTGAATATTAACTGTATTTCCAGATAATGTGATGGTATTCGACGATATTTGTAAATTACCCTGTAAATCCGTATTGGTTGAGTTTGTTGAATTTTCTAAAATTATACTGTCGTAACTTGCTAAACTGTCCTTTCCCTTGAATGTTATACACCCTTTGTTTGACGATAATTTCATACCCACAACGGAATTTGAAGATGAATTGATTGGATTAACATAATTTACGTTAAACGCTGTGTCCATCATCTCAGTGTTTGACATTGCAATGCCATTTTCATTGCAAGACAATATTTTTGTATTAGAACCATTGTATAACTCAATATGATTTGTGTTATGATGATTATACAGTTTTAGCCCAGTATCACGGTTAAAATTCACTGATAATGCATTTGTATCATCATACATTAAAATTGAATTTCCAGATATTTGCGTAGGATTAGCTGTTCCGTTGCATAATAAAATATTATCACTATTAAAGTTATTTTTCGTGTTATTTGCACTATCATAAAAAATAAGGGCATTACCTGAACTCACTGACTTATATCCATTCGTTAATGTTAAACTGGATTTTGACAATTCACTTGTCACATTTCCATTTATTACTTTATAACTTGAATTGGATGTAATTGTTTCGTCTCCTGCACCATTAGCCACTGTTATATTTGGAGTTGATGTATTAATTGATATTGTCTCACCACCCAATGGTTTTAAAAATGACAAATCGCCGGTTATTGTAGTATGAGTTAAATCTGTATTCAAATGCAAACATTTTGTATCTAAAATATTCACTTCGGTCTGTATGGCTGCGACTTCGGTTTGTATTACTGCAACAGAAGTTGCTAATGTTGTCACTTCGGTTTGTAAAGCGACGAACACGGCTGCAGTTGCCAGTCCATTTAAAATATCTCCAATTACTGGACTAACACCGTCCGACCCGTTTGACCCGTCTTTGCCGTCTGACCCGTCTTTGCCGTCTTTGCCGTCCGACCCGTTGCTTCCTGCTGTTCCTTGGATGCCTTGGATGCCTTGAATTCCTTGCGGCCCCGTGCATCCTGTATTTCCTGTATTTCCTGTATTTCCAGTTTCTCCAGTGCAACCAGTTTGTCCAGTTTCTCCAGTGCAACCTGTTGTTCCCGTTGTTCCAGTTACTCCTGTGCAACCAGTTGTTCCTGTTACTCCGGTGCAACCAGTTGTTCCTGTTACTCCTGTGCATCCTGTTGTTCCCGTTACTCCTGTGCATCCAGTTGTTCCAGTTACTCCTGTGCAACCAGTTGTTCCAGTTACTCCGGTGCAACCAGTTGTTCCTGTGCAACCAGTTAAACTTGTTACATTTGAAACAACATTATTCAAATAACCGACATTTACAACACTGGTCGTCTCATTTGAATTTACATTATTTACAAACATATTGCCACTACTCGTGATATTACCGTCACATCGCAATGAACCTTTACAGTTGTTGTAAATACTTGCTTTTATAGATAAGTCTGTGTCAAACTGTGTGTTATAAAAATTGTATTTCCAAAAGTTGAATTGTGCTATTCCAAAATATATATTGGAATTTGCAAAATTTTGATTTGTCAATGTGTGTTGTATGCTCAACGACTGCCCTCCATCAAACTTTGCAAATTTTACACCTGATATTATAGTTGTGCTGTCATCCGTGTTTTGACTTCCTATTGCTAAACTGGTATTCCCTGCGGATGGTAAAAAATTAGAACAATGTAAAACACCACCAACATCTGCATTTCCACTGACGGTTATATTTGTATTGGATATATCATAAATGTCTGCAAAATTGGTTATTAATTGGTCGGTTTGGACATTTTCAGTTTTAAATATATCTCGGTTATGAAATGTATTGCTGTTAAATATCGGTGTTGATTGATGCGGTTTATTAAAATAATATGACATTTTATTTTTTGTATATTTATATTAACTGTCTATTTTTGTTCTTTTGAAAAAAGAATATTTTTAAAGAAATTTATTGGTATGAAGAAACTGCAACATAATTACTTCCATTGCTTTTTATTGTCATCACTCGCCCGTTTGGATATGTTGTTTTATTTGCAGTATTACTTTGATATTGTAAATTTGTTGAATTCGGGCCGTAAAAATACCTGCCATTTACAGATGATACCATAATCTGTGTTGAAGTTGTGAAATTCCAAAACGTATATTCTAAAACCACATTTGGGTAAGCCTGTGGGTCGGGTATGGTGAAGTTGTGACATCCATCTAAACAAGTTATAAATGCCCTTAATGCTGTGATGGTATAGTAGTCTGTTGAAACTGTTAATGGCACTTGATTAAAATTATAAACAAATGCAGTGGTTGCTATGTTGGTTGAACTGTTTGTTGCACTTTGTGTTGGTGCAGTTCCTGTTACGGAAATAGCTACGCTATTGCTTTGTATATTACCACTTGTTATATTACCGCTTGTGATATTGGCAACGTTTGCCGTTCCCGATATTGCAATATTGGAGAAATTAGTAGTCCCATAAACACTTGAACTCCCTGCCGTTTTGACATATCTTAAATCTGCTGTTGCGATTGTTGGATTGCTTGAATTTACGTTAAAATCACTGTTATTAAAAATAGGATTGATTGCACTATTGTGCAATGTTGGCATTTGATAAGATGACATTTATATAGTATAAAAATATATTTTACCACCAATAACTACACTTTTCCCCATTCTTTGATATTCTTGCGTATTTTCTAAATATGAATTATTTAACATTTGATTAGCCCGTCGTATTCTCGGCTCTCGGGTTATCGGCTCTGGTGCTGGTGCGGGTGTGGCTTTCTTTTTCTGCTTCTTTGGCTTTGTCATCTCGGTTTCTTCATCTCTCACATTGTTTAATTTAAGGGCTTTGTGTATAGTAAAACCATCGTCCTTTTCAGTTTCATACCATTCTTTGGTCACCGGTAAAAAGTCGGTTGCAAAAAATCTCTTTTCTCTACGTTCTGCATTTGGGTTGTTGCGTTTCAATTGCGTCAATACTGGCTCTCCTTGCAAGGTCTCAATTGTATAACGTAATTTCTCATAGCCCTCTTTATCTGGCTTTAATATGTGCCGTATTCTATACACTTCTGGTGTGTATTTCACAATCAAAAACTTCTTATCTCCTTGTTTAATCATCTGCCGTATTTGACTGTATAATGCTAATAATTTCACCCTTACTAAACTACCTATTTCATACTCTACGGTTTTGTTCTTCTCAACATTTTCTTTCGCTCGTCGCTCTATGCTGTTCATAGTGTTGTCATCTACAACTACCAGATTAGGATTATAGGGTATTGGCTTCCAAATATTGGCGGGTCTGTCCTTTATTGTGCTATTTCGCTGTGTGTTTTTATTGTCACACGCTATTTGCAGTTTGTTATACCATATTGTGTTGTTATTCCTTATCATTAACTCACGTAATATCTTGCGTAGTTGGTTATTAAAATTCTCTATTAGTCCATTGCTCTGGGGTGAATATGACAGTGTATTTATCCAGATTATATTGTGTTGCTTCATAAATGCATTGGTTGCTCCTTGAAATTCTTTGCCGTTGTCTTTCATAATTATATGTGGATATACCCCTGTTTCCTCGCATATGGATTTCAATGCCTGTGTGACATCTCTTGATGATTTCGTTTTTATTGGCTTCGCCCATACATACCTGCTGAAACAGTCTATGCAAGTCAATATATACCTATAATCCCTATTTTGTGATTTATATCTGTTCATATCTACTAAATCTATGCTATAGCGTTCATTGGGCTGACTGGTTAATATCGGCTTATTAATAAGGTGGCTGGTATTCCTACTTATTTGATAATTCTTTTGTTTTTTTAAAAACTCGGCCACTTCATACCGCTTTATATTCAAATAATGATGCACTACCTTATAATAAAACTGACGAATACCTACCCCTACCCCTTGCGTCGGGTCATCATACAATTTCTGCATATATTTCTCTTTGTCGCTATCTCTGGCTACTTCAATATTGTTATAATAAAGTTTGTTTTCCCGTGTTGTAAAACCCTCATATCTCTCTGCCCATTTACCATATTTCGGCGATTTATCTTTCAATTCTTCTATAACCTCATCTATCAACTCATCTGTAAAATAGTAGTTATTTATCTTATACAATGTGTGGCTGTCTGTCATTATACAGTTCTTTTAGAAAAAGAACTTATAGAAAAGGGGGTTTAAGGGGGGTCTGCGACCCCCCTATTTGGAATGGCGTAAGAAAAGTATTAATGAAAAAATAAGAAAAATACCACAATTATTAATAAAATGGAATAAAAAATATAATTATAAAAATACAGTTATATTTTTTTACTTTACTGAATAACTCTCTAATTTATGGTTCATCATCTTCATCTTCATCGTCATCTTCAATAAAATCTTCAAATTCGCAAGGTATAGGATGACACGTAAAGAAATACCATTGCTTTCTTTTTGGATGCCAACATCCTCCTTTCACTTTTACTTCATCTTTCAAAGAATATGGTATATCCAAATATATCTTTTTTACATTTACATATTTCTTTAACTCATCGGTCATTTGATACTTTGCAATTACCCATCTCTTGTTTTCACAATCCCACACTGCTCCTTGTGCTTTTACAGTTTCACGGTCTGCATACGGAACATCCAATTTGACTGGTATAAAATCATCAAATTTCTTTATTTCTGTTCTTTTACACTCCCATTGCTTTTTTGTTGTATTCCACCTCGCTCCCTTCTGCTTCACGATTTCTTTGTCATTAAAAGGAACAATCAAAGACTGCATTTGAATATAATGAAACTTTCTCTTTAACCTTTTTACATATATTATGTGTTTCAATTTTTATTTCAATTTTATATCATATGGCAAATGCTCCAAATGCTCCATTTTTTTTTCCTTAATTGCAACTTTCATATAGGATGCCTTACATATACATTGTAGTTACTACCACCTACAACTATCATCTATAACAATCTTGGAGAATAGTAAAGTTGTAAATAAGGAATAAAAAAAGGAGCATTTGGAGCATTGAAACCTACTGTAGGTTTTCCTGCATTTCTTGAAATTAGTAAGTAAAAAGAACTATTACACCTCTTCTATCTCTTCGTCTGTTTCATCATCTTGCTCTCTCACCTTCAATCCTATAAACACTTGTTTATTTCGTGTTTCTTTTTTATTTGATTTCGTTTTATTTACCCCTAATTTTTCTAATTCTTTAATGGTTTTTTTCTTATTATCATTCACCATTCTATAGACATCATCACATAAAATTTCATCACTGTTATTTTTAGTTATTTCATACGATGCAATAATTTTTTTACGAATACTCATAAACTCAACTTCATCACTGTTATTTTTTAAATAATTAGGAACAACAGCAGAATCCTTAAAATTCTCATACAACAAATAAACCATAGCGTTTCCCCATTCTTCGGTTTTACATTGATTTTTGATATTAGGGTCTTTTATTAAATAAGAAGAAACAACCCGCTCATCTTCTCCATTTTCTCTCATCGCATCAATATCTTCTTGTGATTTAAATGCATTTACAGAAACAAAACTAACACATTGCTCATAACAATCAGCAACATCAATTTGTAGCTCATCGTTGCCCATAAACATAAAAGTTGTGTCAATTTTAAAATTAGTATCAACTCGGTCATAATTTCGTCGTGCAACCATAACATCACCACCACCAGCTAATTTCTTAATCATTTTCCCATCTGCTTTTAATAGACTATCAGCAGCCGGTGTTTCCTGACTAATTGCTAATCTTGTAAATTCAAAATCCAATAACCAATACAATTTACGACTTATTTCTTTTGTGTCTGTTGTTCTTTCGTGTAATATATTACCAAGTTCAAATGTCCTAACATAATTTTCAAAAGCAAATGCTATCAAATCAAATACCACGCCTTTTCCACAATTTCTATTACCGACATAAGTAGCAAAATTTTTATCAACATAATTTCCAGTAATTGCACGGCTCAAAAAATGCAATGCTATATCAACATCTTTATCAAATAACGGTGTAAATATCTTTTTTAACAAATCTGCAATAACGACTTTATTTGGATTGCAAAAATAATCATAGTAATTTCGTTTTATTTGTTGTGTTGTATAATATTCAAAATCAATTTCTTCCCATTTATAGAATTTTTTTGCTTTGAAATCTAAAACACCGTCTAAAAAACACAATCTGTTTCTCGTAGTTGTATGGAATTTTTCATATAAATTTTTATATTGTAGATTTTCTTGTGTTTTAATTTTCACCAATAAAGCCTCACGAACATTTTTTGCACATTTAACATTTTGATTGTATGGAACATATTTTTTGTCTTCGTTTTTTTTACAAATATTTGATTTCAAAATATAGTCAAGTATAAAGTTGTTAATAAAATCACTGTCTTCAATCCATATATTATTATGCTTCAAAAACAAGCGTCTTTCAACATAAACAAGGTTGTCTTTTATTTCATTTAAAATTAAAATAGATGCATTATTATCATCACTTACAAATCTATATTTTTCATTTTCAGGTTCAACCTCATTTTTAGGTTCAACATTGTCTTTATATACAACAGGAATATCAATTGCTTCATCAAATTGTTTTACCACTAACACCATATTAAAACCTATTGCATCAAACATTACTTTTTCCAAATCTTTTAAAATACCATCATACCATAAATCAAACAAAATCATAAATCCGTCTTGACAAGGAACAATGTCTTGTAAAATAAAGTCTTTTTCATCAACCAAATATTTAATACAGGCTTCTTGCAAGTATCTTTCAATAGTGTTGCAAAAATGAGACATACAAGTTTTCTTTTTCTTTTTTAACACATCTTCAGCAGTCTTGTATTTTGGATTTTTAAATATAGCAGGGTCAGCTTTTTCAACATCGGCTATAATATGAGTATTTTTTTCAAAAACAATATCACGTATGATTTCCATTTCTTTTTCATATTCAACAATATCAACTAATGGCTCTATTGTCCATTGTTGTTGTTGCACTTCAATTTTAGTAATCCAGTTTGCATATTCACCACCATAAGTAAGGCGTAACATAAGGGTTTTTGCTTCTACCTCATCCACATTATGATAATCACACACTAATTTTAAGAAAGCGTCTCTGTCATTACAATATTTTTCAATCGTAGGACACGAAATATTGTTCAATAAGCAAATGTTTTTTACAATATTAGGATGTGCATTTTTCATATCAATATCAATATAAGAACCCTTACAAAAAGCGTGACGAGTAGGACGATGAAATACGCACAAAGACAAAGACTTTTCAGGGAAAATCCTACCCCATTTATGTTCAGGAAGATTATATTTGACTTTAAAAACACTCTCTTTTTCGTCGTATTTTGCTAAATATAGCTCTATTTGTTTATTTTCATTGTCATACGACTTGCGTAAAACCCGATTTCTTTTTAATGAAACTCCCAGTTTATTGATTACGAATGATTGAACCAACTCCAAAGGAACGTGCTCATTATAACTGCAATTGAACTTGAAAACAGATTTTGTGAATTTCTTTTTCAAAAGGCGAATGTTATTGTCAAAATAAGAAATCATTTTATGATATATATTATACAAAGATAATATTCTTTATATCCTTTTTCAAAGAACTTTCTTTATATCCTTTTTCAAAGAAGTTTCTT